CCTATGTGGACAAGGCGTTCCGGGACGAATTGCGGCGGATGCCCCAGGCGAACTTCACCGACCGCCTGGCCATGGACCCGCGAAAGGCTGTTCGGATCAAGGGATATCTGGAAAAGGGCTTCTGGCTGGACGGCTGGGGGCCGAAGCCGTCGGAACAGGACTGCGCGAAGGTGCGGGATGCCTTGGGCACGGGGGTTGCGGCATGAAAACGGCGATCGATATTGAAGACCTGTTGGCCTGGACCTATCAGCGGCAAAGGGCGGATATCGTGTCGCGTCGCCAGGGCGCGGTCTTCCTGCCCGGTCACCCGTCCAATGTGGCCATGCTGCAGCGTCATGCCAGTTTGGGCACGCGGATCGATTGCGCGGGGTCGTGGGTTCACGACAAGAACGAACTGCACCCGGACGCGGACGCGGTCCATGAGGCGGTGATGCGCCTGCCGGGGGATCAGTGCGGCTTGGTCCTGTCGCATGGCAAGGGCGGCACGCGGCCCAATTGGATAGAAGACGACCAGCCGCGTTATCTGCCCAAGATGCAGTCCAACGGGCGCCCGTGCGTTGAGCGCGACAGCGGCGGCCGGGCGATCTTGTGTCACGTCTATTTCTACCCCGACCCAGACCATGTGAGTTTCTGCCGGTCGGTCTATTCGACCTGGTGGGACGGAATCAATCTGTTGGTATCCAGGTTGAAGGACCTGTCGGACTATACGGTCACCGGACCCGAAGCCCCTGAAAAACCTTGGCTTTAGCGTAGAACTAAAAAAGAACTTTACTTTGAGTGCGAAATTTGTGAGCGTCCCGACTTGTAGAGAACCAACAGCGGACCGGCGGGGCAAAACCCCTTCCGGTCCGTTCTCTTTTGGGCCGGGCGCGCTGTTTGAAACTCATTCAACCAGCTTGGAAGGCCGGCGGCCATGCGCTGCCAGCCAGCGGCACGCCGGTACCGGGGCGGACCAGCCTTGCCGGACAGCCGGACGGGTCCTTCCGGGGGGTCAAACGAATGCGGGCGACGAAGTCGTTTTATGTCGCTAGAGACAGACGACTTGAAAAGCCTAAAGTCGCGGGCCGCTCTTTAGCTGCCCCGGCACCGAACAAACCTGAAAACTGGAAAGGATGAAACGCCCGCCTTGGGCGGGGATGGTGCGGTATGAGTGACAGCGAATCCGGGTCGGTAGAGCTCGCCAGCAAGGGCGAGTTCGCGGCAATGATTAAGGTATCGCCGGGCCGTATTTCCCAGATGATCCGGGAAAACAAAATCCCGGCGGAATGCCTGGAAGGCGAAGGGCGCACGGCGAAAATCCGCGTGGCGGCCGCGAAGGCGGCGATTGCCGCGCGAACCGATGTCGGACAGCGGATGGGGAACGGCGCGGCGACGGACCTGTCCGGTGCGCGCCCTGCCCTGTCGCCGACGGATGATGTCGTCGACCAGATTCAGCGTGAAAAGCTGTGGAAGGCGAAGGCGGAAAACCGCCGCCTGGAAGAAATGGAACGCGAGCGGCGCGGGATGTATGTCCGCACCGAAGAGGCGCGGGCCGAATGCCACAAGGCCCTTGCCCGCCTGCTGTCGGTTGTAGAGGGCGGCTTACCGGTCATGGCTAACGACCTGGCGTCAAAGTGCGACCTGCCACAACGGGACATCCTGCATAGTCTGCGGGCCAGCTTCCGTGCGATCCGCGACAAGGCCAGCCAGGAAGCCGCGGCGCGGTCCGCGCAGATGGAACAATACGCGGAAGACGAGGTCGACGGCGTAGAGCCGGGGGTGATGAATTGAGCGGGATAATCGTATCCCGCGCGGACCGCATCAGCGAAGAGGCTTTGGCGGACGTCCTGCGCCCGCCGCCGCCGATCGATTACGCCAAATGGGCCGGCGAGAACATAACCTTTTCCGACCGTGAAAGCCCGTTCCCCGGTCCCTACAATGCGGACCTGTTTCCGTTCTTCACGGAAATTCTGAACGCCCTTGGGCCGGACGACCCCTGCCGCGAAGTGTCCTTCGTGAAATCCGCCCAGCTGGGCGGAACGGTGCTGGCGAATATCTTCCTGCTGGGGTCCATGGACATGGACCCGGGCGACTTCCTGTTCATCCATCCGACGGAAGACAACGGGCGGCGCTGGTCGAAAATGAAGCTGGCGCCGATGCTGCGAAGCACGACGGCGCTTGCGCGGGTCTTTCCGGAACGGTCGCGGGAATCGACCGATTCCGTGATGTACAAGGAACGGGTCGACGGACGCGGCGCGATCCTGATATCCGGGGCGAACAGCCCGTCCAGCCTGTCGCAAGTGTCCATGCGCAGGCAGGTCCAGGATGACCTTGCCAAGTGGGTCATGAATTCGGCGGGCGACCCCGAAACCCAGGCGAACAGCCGGTCGCGCGGTTTCGAGTTCGCCAAGATTTTCAAGGCGAGTACCCCGCTTGTCATGCCGGGGTGCCGGATCACAAAGAACTTTGACGACGGGACCCAGGAAGTATTCGAGGTCCCTTGCCCCCATTGCCAGCAAATGCAGTCGCTGGAATGGGAAAACATGCTGTCGCACCTGGACGAAGAGCGGCCGGAAGACGCGCATTTCGTCTGCATCAATCCCGAATGCGGATGCCTGATAGAGGAACATCACCGCGCCGAAATGGTCCGGAAGGGCCGTTGGGTCGCGCGGAACCCGAAGGCCCGGAACCGGCATCGGAGTTTCTATCTTTGGTCCGCATACGGTCCGCTGCAAAGCTGGGGCCGTGTCGCGGAAGAATGGCTGAAAGCGAAGGGCGACCCCGAGTCGGAACGGGTCTTCCTGAACGATACGGTGGGGCTTGCCTATCGCGCGGAAAGCGAAAGCCCGCCCTGGGAAGAGTTGCGCGACCGTGCTGCGGAATTCGGGCACCCGCGCGGACGTATCCCCGCCGGCGGGCTGGTGCTGACCGTCGGGGTGGACTGCCAGAAGGACCATATAAAATTCCAGGTCGTCGCCTGGGGCCGCGACCGCCGCCGGTATGTCATCGATTACGGCATGATTGACGGGCACATATCGGAACCGACCTGCCAAGCCGGATTGAACGACCTTGCCCGCCAGACATGGCGGAACGCGGCCGGAAATGAAATCGGCGTGGACAACCTGGCGATAGACGGGAACGCCTGGACGGAAGACGTCTGGGACTGGGCGAAGAAGCATTCCGCGCAGAAGGTCATGATGGTTCGCGGACGCGGCGACGATTCCGCGCCGCTGCTGGAACGGGTGAAAAAGGAACGGAACCGGCTTGGCGTGCTGCTGAAATGGTCAAAGCGTTTCTATAACTTCGCGGCGAGCGTCTTGAAGATGGCGCTTTACCGCAACCTTGCGAAGACCGATCCGATGGAACGCGGCTTCGTCGGTCTGCCACGGGATATGGAAGACGAGTATTTCCAGGAACTGACGGCGGAACGGCGTATCCCGAAGCGCAGCAAGGAAGGGTTCGTCACCTACAAATGGGAAAAGGACCCGGCGCAGCGGAACGAAGCCTTGGACACGATGAACCAAGCGGAAGCCGCGGCGATCAAATACGGCGTCCGGCGGATGCCTGATTCCGCCTGGGACCAGATTGAAGCGGTGCGGGACAAGCCCCCGGAAACCGGCCAACTGGACCTTGAAGACTGGACCGAAGCACAAACCGCCGCCCCCCGAAACGAGGGCGGCGGTTCCGCTTCCGCGCCCCAGAAACCGAAACCCAAACCGAAGCCCGCGGCGGCCCGCAAGCGGCGCCGGTCCGGATGGATGAACGGCACATGATGGAAACTCCGACAAAGGAACCGGAAACGCTGGTTGCCGGCGATACCTGGGCATGGAGGCGCGACGACCTGGTCGCGTATGCCGCCGACGGCTGGTCCTTGACCTATAGGCTTCTATCGTCGGTAGGGAAGATTCAGATAGCCGCGACGATCGATGCGGACGGCTATCTGGTGAACGTGCCGGCGGCGGACACGGCGGGATACGATCCGGACGACTATGCATGGCAAGCCCATGTTGCCAAGGACGGCGATAGGCATCTGATCGGAAGCGGCGTCGTTCAGGTTTCGCCGAACTTCGATGCCATGGAAGCGCACGACACGCGGACCCATGCGAAACGATGCCTGGACAATATCGAAGCGGTATTGGAACGGCGGTCCAGTAAGGATCAGGACTCCTACACGATCGAGGGGCGGCGGCTGGACCGCACGCCTATCGCCGACCTTCTGAAACTTCGGGACCGCTACCGGATCGAAGTTCAACGCGAAACCGGAAAACGCAAACGGCATGTCGCCGTTCGCTTCGTGGGGTGATGCATGTTCGATTTCCTTAAGCGCAAGCCGGAAGCGGCGCCGCGCCGCGTTGAACCCCGCATGCGGCGGAACTTCGCGTCGGCGGCGACCGGGCGCTTGACGGCGGATTGGCCGGTGACCGGGGTCATGCTGGATGAAAGTATCCGGCGGGATCTTCGGGCGCTTCGGACGCGGTCCCGCAAGTTGGCCATGGACTCCGACTATATGAAGGGGTTCCTTCGTACCATAGAACGAAACATTATCGGCGCCGACGGCGTCGGCGTCCGCTGGCGGGTGAAGCGCGCCGACGGGTCCATTGACCCGTTGAATGAAGAGGTGCGCGCGGCCTTCAAGGATTGGTGCGAAGTCGGCGTCGCGACCGTCTGCGGCATGCATTCGTTCCGGGACGTCGAAGGGTTGGCGGCCCGCGTCATGGGGCGGGACGGCGAATTCATCATCCGGGAAATACGCGGCTTCCAGAACGGCTTCGGCTATGCGCTGCAGGTCCTGCCCGCCGATCTTCTGGACGAAACCTATAACGATACGCTGCGAAACGGGAATACGGTTCGCATGGGTGTCGAGCGTGACAAGTGGTTGCGCCCGGTTGCCTACCATTTTCGGCAAACCCCCAAGGACCCGATTTTGATTGCCTACCTTCCGGGCGGCGACCGGGTCCGCGTGCCGGCGGATGAAATCATCCATTTGTTTCTTGCGGACGACGTCTGGCAAACGCGGGGCGTGCCTTGGGCGCATACGGCGGCCCGGCGGCTGAACATGCTGGGGAACTTCGAAGACGCGGCTTTGGTCAATGCCAGGGTCGGCGCGGCGAAGATGGGGTTTTATCAGGCGCGCGACGAGCTGGTCGGCGACTTCGACGGGGAAGAGTCCCCCGACAAGGACGATGAATTCATCGAAGACGCCGAGCCCGGAAAGTTCGGAATCATCCCGCACGGATACGAATTCAAGGAATTCAACCCGGCTTTTCCGACAGGCGATCTTGCCCCCTTCGTCAAGGGCATGCTGCGCGGCGCGGCAACGGGCCTGGGCGTCGATTACAACGCCTGGGCCAATGACAAAGAGGGCGTCAACTATTCGACCCAGCGCAGCGGCATGGTGGACGAACGGGACCAATGGAAGGTTCTGCAAACCTTCGTTATCAGCCGCGTCCATTGCCGGATCGTCCGGGGGTGGCTGGAACAAGCCGTCCTGTCGCGGAAAATCAACATGCCGTTTTCCCGTGTTTCCGAATTCCGGCGCCCGCAATTCCACCCGCGCGGCTGGACCTGGATAGACCCCCAGAAGGAAATCCGCGGCTATGCGGAAGAAATAGCCTTGGGGATCAACAGCCGCCTTCGGGTCGCTGCATCGCTGGGACGGGATCTTCGCGAAGTCACCGAAGAACTGGCGGCCGAACAGGCCATGGCGGAAGAAATGGGCGTCCCTTATCGGGCCCCGGTTCCGGCGAAGGAAGAACCAACCGACAAACCGAAAGAGGAACAGGACGATGCCTGACGGTAACGCCCCCATGATGAAATTGCGGACCCAGTACCGCACGGCGCAAATCATCGGTCGCGCGGAAGCCGGCGACAGCGCGGAAGAGTCCCGGACGCTGGAACTGTCGTTCAGCAGCGAAGAACCATACCGCCGTTGGTGGGGGGTCGAGGTCCTTGGGCACGGTTCCGGCGAAATCGACCTGGACTGGTTCAAGGCCGGATCGGCGCCGCTGCTGATGGACCACAACACGCGCGACCAGATCGGCGTCATTGAGGCGGTCAGCATCAAGGACGGAAAGGGACAGGCAACTGTCCGCTTCGGCAAGAGCGCGCGGGCGGACGAAATCCTGTCGGATGTCCGCGACGGTATCCGGTCCAATATCTCGGTCGGGTACGAGATTCGGAAAATGCGGTTGGAAGAGGAATCCGACGAAGGGAACACCTACCGCGTCACGGATTGGCAACCCTTGGAAGTGTCAATCGTAAGTGTTCCGGCGGATACCACGGTCGGTATCGGTCGCGAAGCGGGCGACGGCGATGGTGCCGCCGTCATTATCGAAACCAAGCAAAGCGAGGAAAAAGCTATGCCCCCTGAAACCCCTGCCGTCGCCCCGGTTGTCACGCCGGCGGTCGATGAAAACGCGATCCGCGCAAATGCCGAAAAGGCGGTCGTCGGTCGCGTCACTGAAATTCTGGCGCTGGGCGCGCAGTTCAAAATGAACGACGAAGCCCAGAAGCACATTGCCGAAGGCGGCACGGTCGACACGTTCAAGGACCTTATCCTGAAAAAGCAGGGCGCCAAGGCGGTTGAGCGGCCGGTCACCGAACTTGGCATGGACGCCAAGGATGTCCGCAAGTATTCGCTGGTGCGGGCGGTGCGCGCCTTCATCAACAAGGACTGGTCCGAAGCCGG